GCTTCTTCTCTAGGTAATGCAGCTGACTACTTAGAAAGCATCGGTGTTTCAAACCTATCATTCCAATAATATTAATTTATTGGTAGTTGATATATTCAAAAGCCCCGAAAGGGGCTTTTGTTTGACTTGATTTTCTAATTTACGATAAATATACTTGTTCACTCTTAACAGAGAGTTTATGCGGTACCCACCGCGTAGGCCTAGAACGCCAACTATAAGGAGACAAACAAATGGGACGTCCAATCGCAAGTAGATATTTTGGTAATCGTAATACAGATGGTGTAGGTGGTGAAGGTGTAGCATCAGTGGCACTTGGTGGTACAAACAATTCAACAGGCTATACTACAGGTGAAGCAGTAGTATTTGCAGCACCAAATATCACAGGTGGCGTAACAGCAACAGGTACACTAACTGCCAACGCAGGTGGTTATCTAACAGCAGTTACCGTTACTAATGCAGGTACTGGCTATACATCGGCACCCGCAGTAACAGCACCATCAGGTACATTAGGTACTTTAACACTAACAGCAAGTTTAATCGCAGCAACAACAACTCCAGATGCAATCACAGTTTCAGCATTCTTAGCTGTAGCTGATGGTGGCGCAAGTGCAGTAGCCAGTGACATCGTTAAACAAGTTGGATCACGTCGTTATAAAGTACAAAATGCACAAGGTACGGGTAAAGTTAAATTGGTAACTTCTGCTCCAGCAGCTGGTGAATGCCGTCTGACAGCAACAGACAGCGCCGGTGGTACTTACTATGTCAAAAAATTAGAAAGCCGTACAGCGACATTAGTACCAGATACTGGTACACAGTTCGTAACAGATCAACAAGTGGCATGGTCATTAGATTCGGCTACGGTAGATGTTAGTGTAGTTATTGCTAATAACTAATTTAATTTAGACTAAAATAGCACCTTAGGGTGCTATTTTTTTATCTCGTGCTTTGAAGATAAATAATAGAAACGGAATAATTTAGATGGCAACAGTTAAAAGAACCAGCGGTAATTTAATAATTCAGACACCTGTCAAAACGGGGGTTAATTCTAATATTACCTTAGATACAGATTTTGTAATCATTACAGGTAATCTTAATATCCGCGGTAATACCACGGTGATTAACAGTAATATACAGACTATCAGTGATAACATTCTTACTTTAAACAGTGGAGAAACTGGCAACGGTGTAAGTACATTGGGTACCACATCAGGTATTGAAATTGATCGCGGAAGTGCCCCGGGCGGTAACGTACAACTAATATGGAATGAAAGTACCAGCACATGGCAAGTAAGCGGTATGTCGCCAGGAGCACCCGGAGACGGAAGCCAATATCTTAACATAGCAACTACCTCAGGTGGAACCGCTATTTCGGCAGTAGTCGAAGATCCAAATCCATATCTTGGCGCTAATTTAAACGTTAATGGATTCGCTCTTTATGCCAACGTTGGATCTAATGTATTGATTGGTTCTAATATACAAATAAACAGTGCAATGGTTTCAAATATTTCCACAACGCTTTATACAACTATTCCAGAAGCGGGGCAGTCTGGTTTATACGTAACAAATCAGGTTAGCGTAGATGAAGAATTAATTACAAAAAGAAGAGCTTTTGGCTTTTCATTATTATTATAGGAAAGAATAATGGCAATAACCAATTACGTTTTAGGCACATCACCAGCAAATATTTACATAAGTTCAGGCAATACAGTAGTATCAACTATGTACTTCTGTAATAACAATACATCAGCTATCAATCTTAATGTATTTTTATTACCAAATGCTGCTACAGTCGGCAATTTAAATTATCAAATTTACAAAGATGTTCAGCTTGCTAGCGGTGATACCTATGTTGTTGACATGGAAAAACTAGTGTTTGCTAATGGTGAAAAAATACAGGCAAATGCGACAACAGCAAATGTAGTAACAGCCACCGTAAGCTACGTGGGAATCTAACATGGGACACATGCTCAAGAATACCGTATTCCGTAGCGGCAGCCACGCTCTGGGAATACCTGTAGGAACTAGTAGTATTGGCCCTGACAGTCCAGTTAATGGGCAAACACGCTACAACACCACCACAGGTAAATTAGAATTTTATGCAAATATCACTGGCACACCAAGCTGGAATGCAGTAGCACGTGAGGGTAATGTAGTAATTACTAGAGATAATTTTACTGGTAACGGGGTAGCAGTACAATTTTGGCCTTTAAGCACTAATTTCCAATCAGGCGACGAAAACAAAGTAATAGTTCACGCAGGTACAGTGTATCAAATACCTACTACCAACTATACCTTTGACGGCACGGGAAACATATTATTCAGTTCAGCACCAAGCGGTGGTGCAGCCATAACCATCATCAGCGGATTTGCCAGCACGATTTCTACCCTAGCCTAAAATACTGATAAATAGTAGAAAGGTTGGAGTTTAAATGGCAATCAGTCGTGTCCCGGGGTTTTCTCTATTAGCTAATCTAGATCGTCAAGGTACAGATCTAAGTCTTACCTCTTCTGGACAGACTCTACAATACTGGGACGTTACTAACTACCGCATCGGTATAAACAATTCTGCTCCACAACAGGCGCTAGATGTCTCAGGTAATATTATCACCAGCAACGGTCATGTTTACACTGGCGCTAATCTACAGTTTGACATAGGCAGTGCTACTAACTATTGGCGCACTGGATATTTTGGTAATGTGTACGGAACATTACAAACTAATGTCCAACCAAATATTACCACAGTTGGTAATATCACCAACTTAAACGTTTTAGGTAATTTAACTGTTGGTGGTCAATCGATCATTAATACCACAGGCAATTTAAACGCAGCTAATAATCAAATTATTTGGGTCGGATCACCTATCAACAGTACCGATGCGGCAACTAAAGGATATGTTGATGCAGCTATTACTGGTGGAGCAGTAGGTAATGCTATTCCCTTAGGCACACCAACTGATGGTAATCTAACCGGCAACAATGCAGCCTATCAAGGATTTTTAACCAGCACCACAGTTACTGATGCTATTGATATACTGAACAGCGTATCACAAAACTTATTCACAAATACCTTTGTTCGTACAGTTAGTTTTTCAAGTAATGTCACAGCAGGTGGCGCAGGACAAACTATTTTATTAACCATGGTACCACAAGGTAATGTAAATCAATACACTATCCAATGGGGTGACGGTACATCAAACACAGTAACAAGCTCTACAACAACTACTCATACCTATGCTACCAACGTTGGTACACCATTCACGATCATAGTCCAAGCAACCAATACCAATGGTGCTAGCCCAAGTAATGTTGCTAACGCTGTAAGAACAAATTACATCACTATCTATGCCGCTGACCCGGCTATGGGCTTTGGCTTGTTTAGGGCCAATGTAAGTAGCGCACCATTGTCAGGTAATGATTTATACAGCATCCAAGGTAATGTGATCTATCTACAGAATACAACTACAAATACCAATACTGCTACAGTGACTTGGAGCATCAATTGGGGTGACGGAACTTATGCTAACGTGCCTAATAACTCATCAGCAGGCGGCGTGTTAGGCCCTTATGCTAATAAAACTTATACAGCCAGCACAGGCGCAGGAACACTCGCAGTTAACCTAGCCCTGTTAACAGATGATATCGCTAACCCAGCAATCTTGCCAAGATATGCGACACCCATAACACTTAAAATTTATGGCAATAGTGTAAGCCCACCAGCCGGACTTAATACTAAAACGCTAACATTTACAGGTAGTGTTGGAACTAATGCTACATTAGCCGCAAGTGCTACAGACAACACAGGCGGAACGGCTTTAGCTAGCAACGCATCAGTGAGCAGAACCATAGCAACAGGATCAACTCTGATATCAGCTAACTCGGGCAATGTAAGTTCAAGTTTTACTTGGAGTTCAAATATTGGTTATCTACAGGCAGTGGTAAATGGTACAGTCTATGGCAATGCTAACATAGCTGCAACCACATCACCAACAGTCACAGGTAATCTTGGCATACTTGGTTTCAGTGATTATAATTTATTAACGTCAGCAGGTGCTGTAACTACATTCGCCAGCTCAACATACTATCCAGGATATTATTACGGGTTTAGAGCAAATATACTAGCTCGCGGTGATTTCATACCAGTAGGTATCAATCGCTTTGGTATGAATCATTCCAGCACAGGTATTGTCGCTAATATTGAATTTGTCAAAGATGATGTAACCACAGTACCAACAGTTACCTCAGGAACATTAGCAATCAAAGCACCAGGTACCTATAGATATATTTCTGGCATACCATATTTCAACACTGGCAGTCCACAGCTATGGTGGCAGAACGTTACCATCAACAGTTGGATTGGACAGACTTGGAACAACACAGCCAACGTGGCATTTGTTGTAACTGGTACAATTAAAGAAGGCTCCTCGGGTAATGTAATATTAGCCAATGCTCATCCATACGCAAGTTTAAGTAATGTCAGCAGTCCGGCACTAGCCAGTGGCACACCTATCGCAGGCACAGGCAATGTATCAGCCTACAGTGCAGGCAATCTAACAGTGGCAGTTAACCAGGCAAGTGTGCGTAGTGTAGCTAACTTAAGAATCGTAGTAACTAATGTAAATGGTACTAGTGCCTATGCCGAAACTGGAGTTAATGTCCAAGTCCATACAGCGAGCCAAAGTGGTATCAGTGAAATCGCTATCTCGGCCAACACAAGTGCTAATACTAACCCAGCGGTGCGTAGCACATACTTCTTAGCCAACACTATACATACTCCGCTGTATGCAAGACTGACAAACTTTATGACAGCACCAAACGTCTACACTGAAGCCAGTGATCCGGGCGTAGCAGGAACTAAAGAAGCAACTATCCGTATTGGTGTGTTAAAATGGTCAGCAAATAATTACAGCACAGGTTACCTACCAGTAGGTCCAGATCGTTCAAGTGACGGTGGTAGTTATCAATACTTTACCATGGGCTTCCAACGCACAGGTGTTTCAAACTTTAATTTAAACATCGTAGCACCAGCTGGTGTTGCAGGTGTGTGGGTAGCAGCCCCAGGTACGACTATCGACACAACCAGCGGACTTAACGGTTGGTTAACAGCCACAACTAGCTATGCTGGTAGTGGTGTACCGGGAAGTAATACAGGTGCCGGCGGTAATGGCAGTGACGGATGTGGCAGCGGAGCATTGATCGCAGCCAACGTAGCCCTAAGTGGAACATTTACGATGACCTTAGGTACAGTTAGCATGTCATCAGCAACTAACAACGTTGCATTAATTAGAATTGCTCTAGCTAGTGGACAAACAGTTTCCACATTGGCGGTGTCATAATGCCTATACAAAGCGCATCAGATAATCAAAAAGTAGACTACCTTTGGAAGAAGATAGTCTACGGTGCAGCTAAGACTGATATCTCTGGCAACATTGACGCGACTAACGAGCCAGTAGCAAGTCCTCTATTAATCCGTGGTGATAAGATATGGCAACAAGCTGATCTTATCGCCAATGTCATTCCTGGAAGTAACAGCAGTGTTGTAACAGTTTATCCAACTACATTGCCTGTAGAATGTATCAGCACAGCAGGTATTCCGACCCCAACATTAACTTGGCAAACAGGTCAGACATTCTGGGTTCCACCAGAGTTTGGATCAACATATCAGATCAAAGTTTATATCAGTCCTAGCGGTCAAGCAGGTAACGTATTAACCAAAGGCACACAGGTATTTGCTACAGGTAGCGGTAATAACGACCTATGGGTATTTGACTATCAATCAGGCGTCTTAAACTTTAACAGCAACAACACACCATATGCCAGTGGATCACCAATCAGCTTTACAGGAAACAGTGTTTACATCAGTGGCGCTGTTTATTCTGGTGCATTTGGTTTACCTAGTACAGGTAATATTGGTAATCTGCTTTTAGGTAATATTACATTTAGTGGTAATACTATTTCTTCTAGTGAAGCAAATGGTAACATAATGATCAGTGCCCCCGGCACAGGTATAGTTCAATTTGTTGGACAAGATGCTATTGGTATACCAGCAGGTAATGATAGTACCAGACCATCAGATCCATATGTTGGTTATTTAAGATTTAATACTGATAGATCTGATATTGAGTACTGGAATGGTACTATATGGTCTACCCCAGCTGCCGGAGTAATATCATCAGATACTATTAATCCTGATGGTGTGGCTAATACATTTGCCCTAAGTTCTAACAGTAGTACACTAGGTGTTATGGTTAGTATCAACGGTACACTGCAACGACCAACTTCGTCTTATACTATAGTTAACAACAATCAGATACAGTTTACTGAGATTCCGTTAACCACAGATAATATTGAAGTTCGACGTATCGTGCCTGGTACACAAACTGTGTCAGCTGAATCGTTAACTCTTGGTACAACAGCAGTCATATTAGATACAGCCAACGTTAACATTACAGGTAACATATTACCAAGTGCTAACGTAACCTATAGTCTAGGCAGTGAAACGCTACAGTGGAAAGATCTATGGGTCAGCGGCAATACTGTTTATATTGGTGGGGCTGCAGTAACAGTTGCTAACGGACAACTATCGATCGGTGGTAACACAGTTGGTGCCGCAGATCCATATGGTAATATCAATGTCCAAGCCTATACTGAAACCATGGGCTTTGCTAATTACAGCAATGTCAATGTTGCGGCCTACACAACCACACAATCATATACAAATTACAGTAACGTAAATTTATCAGCGTATTTAGGCGGTAGTTTCTCCGTTGGAACAATCACTGCTGGTAGTTGGAATGGTGGAACCATTGGAGTTGCTTATGGTGGCACAGGCGGAACAACACCCACAGAAGCACTGACTAGTTTATTACCAAGTGGAGCAAGCACAGGATATGTATTAACCACAGGTGGCAGCGGCAGTTACTATTGGGCTAGCGCAGGCGGGGGAGGGGGTGCTACAGTTGGACAAACGATTAATACTCTTCGACAATCAAATACCGCCACACAAGGACAGACAGTATTTACCCTAACAGGTAATATCACCTATACTCCAGGTACAGGACAGCTAGGTGTTTATATCAATGGTGTACGTCAATTCCCCTCAGAGTATACAGAAACAGCCAGCAATGTCTTTACACTAACTACAGGTATTAACGCTGGTGATGTTGTGTTTGCTGAAATCAATCGATCACAATCATTTAACAACTATGCTAACCTAACCTATGCAAGTAATGTTGGTAATATTGCTGCATCTGGACTAACGGTCCAATCTGCGATTGAAAGTTTAGAAAATAACAAAGCACCTTTAGCGAGCCCGGTGTTTAGTGGAGTAACAACTGTTGGTGGTAATCTAGTGGTACAAGGTAACTTATTTGTCAATGGTAATCTAACAACTATCAATGCTAATAATTTAGTCATCAGTGACAGCATGATCTATCTAGCTGATGATAATCCAACAGATACTCTAGACATTGGTATCGTCAGCGCATTTACCAGTGCTGTGCGTTATCAACACACAGGATTTGTTCGTGACGCCACTGATGGGGATTGGAAACTGTTTGCCAATGTAGTTGCTGAACCAACTACTACAATTGATTTTACTAATGCTAGTTATAGCAATTTACAAGTAGGAAATTTACGAACCATTGGCACAGTCAACGCATCAGGAAACGTGTTGGCATCAACCGGTGCATTTGGCACAGTGACAACCAGTGGCAATATTGCAGTCAGTGGCAATGTGGTATTCTCAGGATGGAGTATCCGTGAAACTGGCACTAAACTTTACTTTGCCTACAATGGTGTTAACAAGATGAGCTTAGACACAGGTGGTAATCTAGTGGTAACCGGTGATGTAACTGGTTTTGGTACTATAACCTAGGAGTAACTCATGGCAGTACCTAGTTCCGGAGTTCTTAAAATATCTGATATAGCTACAGAATTTCAAGATACCGTTCCGTATAAACTCAGCAAGTATTATCGTGGTAGCGCATTAGTGCCCAACAGCAGTCAAAACGCCAACGTACCAACCAGCGGCGCAATTAAGTTAGGTAATTTCTACGGTGCAGTTCGACGTGTTACTGCAACTCAGACATTTGCAACCAATACCACACAAACAACCTTGAACGTTTCTGCACTATCTGGATACGTAGCAGGGATCACTGATATAACTATCACAGTTAATAATGGAGTTTATGTATACTCCACTGATACAGCTACTTCAGCTTTGACTATAACTGGCGCCGCAGCTGGTGATACGGTAACGTTAGTTAACAATGGTTTCATCATAGGCAAAGGGGGTAATGGTGTTGCTAGTGGTATCTCTAATCCACCAATCAATGGTCTTCCGGGTGGGCCTGCTATGAGTCTAGGATTTAATATTAATATAACCAACAACAGTTATATAGCCGGAGGTGGTGGCAGTGGTGCGGTGGCAGGGTATCCGGCTAATGGTACTAGTGGTGGAGGAGCAGGTGGCGGAAATGGTGCTACTGATGGTCCGTATGCAGGCGGAATTGGCGGAGGTCCGGGGCAAGCAGGTGCCCAGGGAACCAGTAGTTCTAGTAATTTTCCTAACATGGGTGGTGGCGGTGGAGGTGGCCGTATTCTTCCTGGTGTAGGTGGTTTTGGATCAATATTCCCAACAAAATCTGGTGGTGGTGGAGCAGGTGGTGGCAGCTCAGTTGGCGGTCAGGGCGGCGGATCGGGAGGATCAGGCGGAAGTGCCGGAAATGCTGGAGAAGATAAGGGTGGATTTGGTGCCGGGGGCGGTGGCGGCTGGGGTGCTAGAGGTGGTAATTCTGGAGGCGGAAATGCTGGGGGTACCGGAACTGGCGGTGCCGGTGGCAAAGCTATTAACTTAAATGGATATGCTGTAACCTACAATGTTACCGGTACAGTCTATGGAGTGGTTAGCTAATGCAAACGCAATACGTAATTTATAATCAATCTACGGGCTTACCTGAATATTATGACACACTAGAACTTGCTCAGGCTCGTCAAACAGAATTTATTGCAGAGTATCCACATTTTGATGCTGATCTATTTGACATCACTGTTTGGCAAACCAATGATGATGGAACCATAACGCAATATAAACAGTAAATACACTATAACAGAGACCAGCAATGACAACACAGGTAAATTCAACAGTATTAGGCACATTAGGTAACTTGTCAGTTACTGGTAATATATCAGCTAATAGCTATGTTGGTGGTAGCGTAAATGTCACTGGTAATATTTCTGCTAGTAGATATACTGGCGCCAATATAAACATCACTGGTAATTTATCAGCTTCAAATGTAATATCATCAACATCACAGATAGGTACTTTACGGGTCACAGGAAGCCTACAATCATCATCATTTGGGGTTGGTACAGCTGCATCAGGAACATCCGGTGAAATTCGTGCTACAAACAACATCACAGCTTATTACTCAGATGAAAGATTAAAAACCCGCTTAGGCGGTATCGAAAATGCACTTGACAAAGTAGACCAACTAAATGGATTTTATCACGAAGCGAACGAGCTAGCACAGTCATTGGGCTACGCTAAAATTCGAGAAGTTGGGGTTAGTGCGCAAGAAGTACAGCAGGTATTACCAGAAATTGTCGCACCTGCACCAATAGATGAGCAATATCTAACTGTTCGTTACGAACGATTAACTCCCTTACTGATCGAAGCGATCAAAGAGCTCAGACAAGAAATAAACGAAATTAAAAGATTATTAGGAAAATAGTCAATGGCTCTTGATCTCACTGGCCCAATATCTCTAGCAGGGAATGTTGCAGGTCAATCTATAGAATTAGAAATGGGCCTAGACGGCAATACAGAAATTGACATGTCCGGAGGTAACAGGACCTTGCAAGGGATTGCTAGAACCTATGCTGGAACCAGAACAGTCGGTAATGTTACAATTTCATTCTCTCAATTTCGTGGAAAGTCACTGCAATCAGCGAACACATCAGTGTTTCAATCCCTTGTATCTGGATCAACCAACTGGATTGAAGGTGATCAGATAATATGGAACAACATCAGCGACCCAGCCGATCCTGTGCCTATTGTATCAGCTTGGACCAACACTAAATCTTCAAGTGATCAGTCAGGACGAGCATACGAGTACTACAATACAGTTAGTAATATAAACGTAGCCGCAAATGTATCAACAACCATTGGCTCTTATTTCTATCTAGCTAATAATATTGCCAGTTATGCTCCGGTAAATTACTCAACTCCCGCTAATTTCCTAGGCCAGGAGTTAGTCAGATCAATGGCTAAAACCACCGCAAATTATATCTGCACTATTGGAGATGGAATTACCTCTAATTTAGGTCCAGCTCCAACATTTACGGTTACAACTGCATACAGCGTAGTAATCAGGAATCTCGCAGTTGCTGCAAACAACAGATTGGCACCGTCTGGATTTTCTACAACCATTGCTGCCTCGGAAGGCAGTGGTGCTTGGACCGGTGATGCTATAACAGCAGCCGACGCCGGAACCTATTATGCTGCCGGAATCAGATGGAATACCACTAACTGGGTCCAACCATTTTTAATAAAATTCAATACTGACAACAGTGTCGCCTGGCAGAAATACTACGGGCAAACCACCCCGACCGCAAATGGAGACAGTTATGTCAACGGTCTGGCCTGGGCACCCAGTTCAGGAGATATCCATATGGTTGGAGGGTCCACAGATAATAAAGGTTTACTGTCCCAATTTAGTAGCCTAGGAGCTCTGAAATTAGCAAGGACCTTGACTGCCAGCAGCGGAACCCTAGACTTTAACAGTGTAAGAATTGGAACCGACTCATCTATATTTGTGACTGGAATAAATTTTGTCAGTGGTGCTACATACCCATTTATAGCAAAATACAGCAGTCTTGGTGCGCTTATTTGGCAACGTCAGCTAGGACAAGATTTTAAAATAGCTAGTTTTGATAATAATGGTGGTCTACAAACTCTTGGTAATCCAAGCAATCTGGTAGAACTAGCACTAGATTCAAGTAATAATGCTTACTTCAGTGTAGGGTATCATGCCAACGCACCATTTACCAAAGGAGTGGTGATAAAATATGACACCAACGGTGTCCTACAATGGCAAAAATTTATCCAACCTGGACCTTCCTATCTGTCAACCTATGCAACCACTTCTTCTGGTATAGTTGCTGGTAATGATGGATTTGTTTATGCCACTGGTAGATTTGTGTCTGGCATACTGGAAGGTGGTAGTGTTTATTCTAATCCATCTAATCTAAGCAGTGATGTGATAATAGTTAAAATATCAGACAGTGGTGCCAACGGAAATTATTCGGCTTCGGGTTCAACTATTAATAGTTTTTTCCGATTCGGAACACTTTTTAACCAAAACGTTTCAGTAATCGATGTAGTGCCATCTACATTTACAGAAAGCGCATCAACCCATACATCGGCTAGTTTCACAGGATTCAGCGTATCAAACGGGGGGTTAACGATTAGTAATGTAGCTTCTGGTGTTGGATCCGGCCCTAGTTGGAGCGAAACTACTAAACGTTCTTAAATATACTAAATTTTACACCCACCCCCAATTTTCTCCAATCTTGTATAAATACTACTAACAACACACGTCAAGCCCAATGGGGATATATGGAACCGCAGGCTGTAATCTAGTGTTATAATATATTATAATTGCGGAGCATTCCATGTCTTCATTGACCAGAATTTTAAATAATCAGATCACCAACAGCACGATCATCGCTAGCCAGAAGATCGTTGCAGGATCTATCACTGGTAGCTTATTTGCCAGCAACGTAACAGTACCAGGTGACTTCCTGATCACTGGTAACTTGTTTGTCCTAGGTACCAGTGCTTATACCACTATCGCCTCAACTAACACCTTTGTTAACGATCCCCTGATCGTGCTTAACAATGGTTTTGCGGGCACTAACACCTACGATGAAGGCCTAATATTTAATCGTGGTAGTTTACAAAACCGCGCCTTGATCTGGAGCGAATACTTCCAAGAATTCCGCCTCATAGGCACCACAGAAACTGGTACTGCTTATGGTAACGTAACGGTCAGCAACTATCAAAATTTACATCTAGGTAATCTAACAGTTGATTATGATGCTAATGTAACAACAGCCCGTGCTTCAGGCAACATCACACAAACAGGTACAGGCTCACTACAAGGTGCAGATTTTGCAGGTAACGTGGCCTTAAACGGTCCTTATGTAACGACCTCACAAGGATTGATTAATTTCTTAGATTCTGGTGTTACCACAGTTAATGTATTTGGCGCAGCCACAGCCATTGATCTAGGTGCTACGACTGGTACGCTAACCGTCAATAATCCAACAGTAGTTGGTACACAGTCAACACAAAACTTATACAACACTGTAGCTACCACATTAAACTTTGCCAATGCCGCTACAACATTAAACATTGGTGCTGATAGTGGTACAGTGACTATTAGTAATCCTACAGTAGTTGGTGTACTCGATACACAAAACTTATATAACGCAGTTGCTACTACACTAAACTTTGCAGGTGCAGCCACAACATTAAACGTTGGTGCTAGCACTGGCACAGCTACGATTAACAATCAGGTGCTGGCACTGCCTAATGCTTTCGCTCTACGTATCAATGGCGCTAATCCAACATTAGAGTCAACAGCCACCGGCACATTAAACCTATTCAATGCTAATATAACAACAGTAAACGCATTTGGCGCCGCAACTGATATTAATATTGGTGCTACGACTGGTACAGCCAATATCAAGAATTTAATCACCAACATCAGCGGGCAACTAAATGTCCTAGTTGGTACAGGTAGCACAACCACAGGCACTGGCGCAGTAGTAGTAACAGGTGGCGTGGGTATTAGCGGCAACTTAAACGTTGGTGCAAACTTATTGGTAAATGGCCCCGCACTGTTTAATAACACAGTATCCACAGTAGGTATCTCCACATTCACTAATACCACTAACTCAACTGATGCCAGCGGATCAACCGGTGCGCTAAGAATAGCGGGTGGTGCAAGTATTGCCAAGGACCTATGGGTTGGTGGTAATCTTTACGCAAGTAATATCTTTGGAGTCGTACATCAGGTCATCACTGTTCAAGATCCTTTGGTCTACTTTGATGCGGCCAATACATATCCTTACAACTATGATATTGGTTTCTACAGTAACTTCGTAGGACCAAACCCGATCGACAATACTGGCAATGTATATCAACACAGTGGTATTGTTCGTGATAATTCCGACAACACATGGAAATTCTTTAGTAATGTACGCAGCGAACCCGCAGGTACTGCTATATCGATTGATAGTGACACTATCTTTGACCCGATCCGTGCTGGTAATTTAACATTAACATATATACAAGAAGCAACAACAGCTACTACTGGTGCGTTAATAGTAGGCGGTGGCGCTGGTATCGGTGGTAACATATTCCATACAGGCACACAGTTACAAACATCAGCACCTAATTATGTATTTGCTACAACACCAACTACGGTTGATGCATTCAAAGCTGCGACTACATTAAATGTTGGTGCTAATAGTGGTACACTTACCATAGGTAATCCGACATTAGTTGGCACACAGACAACACAGGCATTATACAACACTGTCACTGACACATTAAACTTTGCTCGTGCAGCCAATATTACCATGGGCCATACGGATGGCACAACTACCCTACAAGGTAATGCTAACGTCCGTGCGGTCACACAATCAACTTCATTTACTACAGGCGCACTAGTAGTAGCTGGTGGAGTTGGTGTAGCCAGCAACGTAAACATCAAAGGCAGTAATTATCTAACCTTAGGCAAAGACATTGCCGGCGAGATAGTATACCCAGAAAATTCCGTGCAGATCACAGCCAATGCTAACTCAGCTGCTAGGATTTCAATACAAAACGTCAGCACAGATCAACTTGCTGTAAGTGAGTTTATTGCCAGCGCCGATAACGGATCTAATGTTAGCAATTTTATCTTTACTGGTATAACCAGCAGTACCTTTAACTCAGCTGTAAGAGCCCCTATCATACTACCAAATGATGGTTACACGCTTACTACTAATAATTTAGTATTGAGTGGTGGTAGTGATGTTGTTATCGCAGCCAATGGCTCTTCTGCGGTAAGTGTCAGGGTCAGTGCTAGCAATTCCAATGTAGGTGTGCAATATTCTACAGAATCTACAACAGAAAAAACTGGTGCATTCACAGTAGTTGGTGGCGTTGGTATTGGTAAAGATTTGTATGTAGGCAAAGGTGCTACACTTAATAGTTTAAGAAGTACTAATCCGGTCCAAGTCCTTAGCTCAACATCAGGCAATGTGGCGATATTTGCCAACGTAGCCACAACCTTAGGAGAATCAACAGAATACGTAGTCATTGGTGGTGGTAACACAGTAGTACAACCAGGTGTAACATTAAAAGTTGGCAGTATCACAACGATGATGATACCGACTGGTCCTACATCTGGTAGACCGAGTAGCTTGTTTGGAAATGTACTGTACGACGTACAAGGTATGTTACGTTACAACACAACTATTAATAACATTGAGTTCTTTGATGGTACTAACTGGCAGTCTTCAGGTTCGACATTTACAGTTATCAGTGACAGACAGTTCAGTGGTAACGTAGCAGGCGGCTTTGGTAACGTTGACGGTACAAATACTAACTTTACTTTACAAAGCTCAGCAACTACTGCTTCTACAATCATAAGTATTAACGGTGTTATGCAGTTCCCAACACTGGCTTACTCAGTAACTGGTTCAACATTGACATTTACAGAACCACCAGCACCAAACGATGTAATTGATGCACGTATCTTAACAACTACTGCCACAGTGGCTTCGATCGCCAGCGGTAACGGTTTAAATCAATTTATTGCTGATGATGCAGGAGCACAGATTTTTACTGGTACTAGCGCAACTACATTACGTGTAGAAGTCAACCCAGTGGGTGACATTGATATTAAAACTGGTAGTAAATTAACCTATGAACAGTCAGCTATCAATATTGCGGCTAATGCTACTCCATATGTGATCGCTACATTTGCACAAGCAACTTATACAAGTGCAAAATATCAAATACAAGTTAAGAAAGACAGCACAAATTTCCAAGCCATGGAAGCGTTAGTATTAACAGACAAAGCAGGTAATGCTTATGTAACAACCTATGGTGTGATTAATAATGGCACAGAGATGGGTACACTATCAGCTAACGTGTTATCTGGTAATGTTAACTTGTGGTTTACTAGTGTAACTAACATGACCAATGCTAACGTTAAAGCATTTGGTACATATATTATCTAATAGGTGAACTATGCTTCAACTAAGTAAAAAATATCGAAGAGGGTACACAGGCGAAGACATCATTGTTGAGCGCAAGCATGAAGGTCAGAGATGGTGGGATGTCACTGAGACGGTGGCCAATGCCGTTACTAACAACCAGATCAGTAATCGTGCCGTGATCATCGGCAATAGTCCTGGTAGATTAGATTTCAATCTCAATAATCTAAAAAAATCCAGCGGATTGCTTGGAGCCAAGACCCTTCAAACCTACGGGTGTAATGCTCTCTATAGAGATTTTGTCACAGATTTTCTAGTAGCCACTGGTAATAATGGTATAATAGAAGAAATAGCCAACAGTCCGTACGTCAACGATCACATCGTCTATACCAACAGCATCCACTTATTAGAGCACCCAGGAAAGTTCTATCTCATACCATATGATCCTTATGCTGATGCCGGTACTACTGCAGCCTACATAGCCGCATTTGATGGCCACAAGAAAATCTACATGTTGGGATTTGATGGGTATGATTTACCAGGGTATAATAACAATGTCTATGCTGATACTAATGGATATGACAGCAAATGGGGATTTGACATTGAAGGTGATAAATTAATCAACAATCGCGTGCAACTATGTAATGTCTACAATGATGTTGATTTTGTTTGGGTGACTGTTCGCGGCACTAATACCATGCCAGAACCACTTAAATGGGTCAATAATTTCCGCCAGATCAGCTTCAGAGATTTGGTATTAGAGTGCGACCTATAACAAGACTCGTTCCAAGGTCTTGATCTTTTCAATTACCGCAGTAAAATTAATCGTACGCCACACACCTGGATGTAGAGGTTTGGGATGATCTTCTAGGCTCACCCATGAGTATCCACGATGTTCATAGTTCAATATGGGGACGAATTCTTCTTCTACGGGTATGAGAAAAGTATGATAACTGAAATGTCCGTTGTCGCTGGTAAATTTTTCTATGGGTATGACCTTGACATCATGGAATTCATACCCAAGTTCTTCTTTTAATTCACGAGTTAAAGACCCAAGTATCTGCTCATTGGCATCGATCTTTCCACCAGCTAAGCCCCAGGTACCCGCATACTTGGTACTGTTGCGCAACAAGAATAGATAACGGTGGGTTGATATTGAGTAGATGAAAGTACCTACACCTTCTATATGACTAGGGTCCATGATCCTGCTTTGTATTCGCCCTCGTAGCTTTTTACCCACTGAGATTGATTCCACTTGTATTGAGTTCCAGTATTGAGATTACTTACATATTGTAGCGTCGTGTCTGTGCGGCTGTCAAATGAAACAGCCCAATTTGTACCATTGTATTGTATGATATCGTTGGCATGGGCTACTAATTGCAGACCATCGATACCAGTCCAAATCGGAGCGCCATCCCCAGGAGCATTGTCAAAACTTCCGATATCATCTAGGATTAGATAACGTGTGCCGTTGACTGCTGATTGAACCAATGATACAGCGGAATCTTTGCGAGGATCAACGATGGCATCGATCGGTGATAAGGTATTGGAGGGTTTGGTATCTATGTCAACATTGAAAATCAATAGGCTGTCGTCGGTTGGGTGATAGCTGACCGTGCCAATGACTTCATTGATGCCATCTTCCTGCAGGAGTCGGATCTGGCTGACGCCATTCTGCAGTTCACCATAGACACTGATCAAGCTACGCCATATGTCCTTGGTACCAACTTTGGTTGGAGTTTCTAGGGTAGGTTCGCGTGGTAGTTCTAGTTCACTGATCTTGAGCAAGGTCAGCTGATTACCGATCAGCAATACTCCATACATGAGCGGAGTAAAATACTGTCGACGCCCTAGTAGATTGTCTTCACTCATCACATCAGCACTGAGATTACCATCGCTGTCGTGTATGCTGGCGATGATCTTCTGTATGACTCCCAGCTTCTTGATCTTAGCTGGTGGACTGATCCACACAGGCAATTTAAATGTTAAGGTAGCTACATCGATGGGATTCTCAGTACCAATTGGCACGCTACGGCTAGTCCAATTAGGAGATTCCAGATAGACCACACTTAGGCTGGTCCAGTCGATGTAGTTATCTGTCGATTGTATTTCCAATGCTGGATTAAACAGCACCATCAATTGTTCTAATA